TCCTGGAGCTTCCAAGGGCAGATCTTCCTGCATATACGCCCCTCTACATTCCACCGGTTGCTACCGCTGGTGATCCAGATACTCTTCTTCCCAATGCAAAGAAAGAACCAGAACCTACGAAAGAAGAGCCAAAGCTGACACCAGAATCAATAAAGGGCCTGATACAACAAGCACTCCAGCAGCAACCCAAACCACAACTTCCAAAACTCGTCTTACCTTCGCCTTCCTTAGAACCAACATCACCAGTAGAAGTCACAACAATTACCCTGCCAGGAACTAATCTTGATATCCCCGTGCCAAAGGCAGAAATACTTTCGGCTGCAGCAACAACAAGCGTCATAAGCGTTGGTGCTACCCTCGCCGCTACTTCAATGTTTAAACGTTTAGTACAAATCTTCAAGCCAGCCTTCAAGGCTGCCGCTGCAAAGGTTCAGAAGTTACGGGGGAAACCTGTTGAGACTTTTGGAAGGCGGCGATGGAGATTACGTCGGAGCAAAGCGGATAAAATTGTGACTCGGGTCGTATCATGTAACCCATCTTCTGCAGCTCGGCGCACTTAAGTACCCTCACCAACTCATAATCAAGACGTTCTTTTTCAATTTTTTTACGTGCTAATTCTTTACATAACTCCACCATCTTTCCATCCAACGGAACACTAAGGCTAATCTGTGCTCCAAAGTTTTGATTCCTCACATAACTAGCATCAGGATTATTAACGTCATTACCTAAGTAAAACGGTGTCATTACCAGGGTAGACGAATTACATGTATGTCCATTCCCAAAGCCCTGCTGGCTATAACCACCCTGATTAATCTGCACCGCCTGGTTTGATACTGAACCAGTAGATGTTGCAACAGGATTTGCAATGGCAGTCGTGCCACCTTCCTGTGCTCTAACTGGCGCTAAACACCCTATTGCGAGAAGACAGACAAGGAGTTTGTCGTAGAACTTGTAGTAATAGTTCTTGTGATGTCGGTCTGCTCCACGATTCCTGCGCTTCTGGTAACCACTTCCAAGCTGTAAGGAAGACTGGTGTCCGTCACTGAATACGTTGTTGCCGCAGCGTTGATGTCGCCACTGGGGGTTACGTTGCTTCCACTTACGTTGCGATAATCTCCTCCATATACCTTTACTTGCACTGTTTCGTTGATTGTTTGGCTGGTTGTAGTTGTACTCGTCATGCTGCCCTGGGTGAAGTTTGGTACAACTGACTGCGCGTAAACAGGACCTCCAAATAGAATTAACAGAGGTAGTAATTTCCACATTGCATTGATCTCTTGCCTATAACTCAATACTATCACCGGCTAGAATTAGACCACAGAAGTTATAACCGTGAAGATCTCCCAGAAAGGTTTAGATCTTATTAAACATTTCGAAGGTCTACGCCTACACGCTTACTACTGCAGCTCCAATGTATTAACCATTGGTTATGGCTCAACAGGCTTACATGTAAAGCCTGGTATGACCATCACCAGGGGCGATGCAGAAGACTTGTTAATTAAAGATTTGGCTCGTTTTGAGGACGGAATCAACTCCTTAGTTGACATCCGCCTTAACCAATGCCAGTTCGATGCCCTGGTCTCGTTTGCCTTCAACTGCGGTGTTGGTGCCTTCTCTGAATCCACTCTCCGCAGGCGCCTTAATTCTGGCGAAGACCCAAACACTGTTGCCCGAGAAGAACTAAAACGCTGGACCAATGGCGGACTTGCTGGTCTAATGCGTCGCCGTGCTGCTGAAACTGAACTGTTCTGCAGTGGCTCTGATTACTCTGCCCATAAGAAAGTGACGAACCTTACTGCTACTCACGACACCCTGCTCAAGAAAGAACCAATTGCTGGTTCCGAGCTGCCTGCCGACAAGAAGAAATCAGTCCTTGCTGGCAAGGTTTATTCCAAATGCACAATCCTTAAGGAGGAATCTGGTCATGTCCAAGTCGAACTTGGGTACAGCGCTGGTACTTGGTGGGTGTTTCCTGGTCATTGGAGTGAGCTTGACGGAGAACTACATACTGAAGCAGCAGTTGAAGGTTCTGACATCTGCCTCGAAGTTCCTGAGTGGCTCCAAACTGATAACTACACCCAAGCTGGACGCACCTGCAACAGCTCGTCTTGCGCAATGTGCCTCAAGTTCTTTAGACCTGAAGCCATTGAATCCGATGATGAGTATATTAAAAAACTAATCGGCGGTGGTTACGGAGATACGACCGACCATGGGGCTCAAACCAACCTTTTGAAGTCCTATGGCCTTAACTCCACCTGGCACACCAACCTGTCGTTTGCCAACTTAGAAACCGAACTGAAGGCTGGCCGTCCGGTTGTTATCGGTATCCTTCACAGAGGGACCTTATCGGCACCTACGGGCGGTCACATGCTCGTTGTTCGTGGCATGAAGGAGAACGGTGACTTCATTGTCAACGACCCGTACGGCAGCGTTAATGACGGTTACAGCGGTCCTCCGGAAAACGGAAAGGGTGCTATTTACACCCGGAAAATGCTCACATCACGTTGGCTGCCAGAAGGTCCGTCCTCTGGCTGGGGTAGAACTTTCCAGCCATGAAACTAGGCCCGGACCCTAAACAGCTAAGGGATTATCTGGGCTCTTTAGTTCCAGCTGCTGTCTTGACGTGGGCGCTTGCAATTCTTACTGCGAGCTACCTCGGTATTGCAACAAAAGTCGATGCCGCTTTTATTTCTAGTCTGGTTACAAGCGTACTTGCAGTCTATGGAATTAGCCGAAAGGAGGCAGATAAAAAAGAACCGACTCCGCCACAGGTAAAACGGGGACGCCCTCCTGGAACAACCAAAGGAAATCCCCCTGTCGCTTCAACAACGCAGACCAATGGGAAACCGCAATCGCAACCCTGACATTAAAGTCAACATTTGCTACGAATTAAACGACCAAAGAAAATGCCTCACACTTCATAAAGTGGAGGCAAATGCATTGAAAAGCGCCGTCGAAAACGAAGGCGGTGTTGTCTGGTGGTATACGCCAGTTAATTAGCGCTGCTTGGCTTTACCAACGACCATTGCCAAGGTTTCAATGATCTTGTAGATCTTGCCAACCACTGCGTCATCCTTAGGAGTAGGGGTGAGTGCGGTGATGGCAGAAGCTGCAGCATGAACGGCCAGCAGAACTTCGATGTACTTAACGAAATCCATAAGATTTACCCAACTGCTTGTATTCTATGCCCTTGATCTGTAGAAGAAAAACGACTTGTGTTCTTCTGAGATCTCCCAACGAATATCTTCATGTTTTTCAAACCATTTCTTCCACACCCTAAATTGTTTCTCAGGCAACGCAGACTCACAACGCATGCAAATTGAGTCCCCTTCTGGGATTTCTTGCATCCACTGCCGCACTTGACGGATAGCAATAGCCTGGGTCCTGGGACCAAACCTACCGGTCAAATTTGAACTTAGCTTCCGCACCGATTTCTTGGGGCGTTGTTGCATCCAATCGTTTATCTGGCGTTTGGACTTGCCGATTGCTAAGCTCGCAAGCCACACGCACCCGCGCTGCGTATAAATCCACGGGAGCAAACGCATCTTCAAGATCAGGTTCTGAGGCAAAAAAGTCGTCCCAGTCTTTTTGATCCGTCGTAACCTTGATGTTGCCACTAGCCATTAATCGTCATACATCAAGCATTCTGGTGCTGATGGGTTCTCTTCGCAATAACACTCTAAACAAGTTTTCTTCTCTTTGTTAACATCATGCTTGCAAACTTGTTCTTCTTGGGAAGAATTATTTTTGCTATCAGCAGTCATGGACGTGTCGTCAAAGGAACAAGGATTGCGGGGAAGGGATTATCGTCTTGATGTTCCCTTCTCCATGCCGTCTCCCATTCAGCCAGTGAATGTTCGTGGTCCTCAGCGCCGGTGTAACCAAGGGTCACATCAGCCAATACCGAGCTTTCTTCTGCGGTATCTTCAAAGAGTAAACGAGAAAAATCCTCAAGCAAGATAAATGGTGTGGGATCGGCAACTTCAACAACGATCCCAACGGCATAATCTAAACGCTCATTTCGGGTAGAAGAAATACAAATTAAGTACTCCCCAACACCAAGGGGATAGTACATATCATCGCCTCTGTCCAGGCGGCGTGGGTCGTAATTGTTGTATAGGTCAGACCCAGCGGCCATCACATGACCGACATAAGGATTAAATAGTGAACCGTCTTTTTCAATCGTGATGCTGTCAGCACCAAAGATCATCCGCCCCTGGATCGGATTCCTATTGATGTCGTATGCAGAAACCTGGATGTAATTAGGTTTAGGACCACCTTTTGCAATGATGATCCAGGCAGGAACCCGTATTGCAATCTTGAACCAATGGTTATATGTACCGCCGCCATAACCACCGGACACCACCTGGCTCAAAGGACCAAGAGTGCCGGTCAGATAACGAATAGAAGTCTGGTCAAACGTACCAATCAACAGCGGATCGTTAGCAGTACGCTGCCGCTGGCTTAATTGATTACGCATAATATTTTTACTTTTATTATCTATCCTTCATCATAATAGGGAGCATCTTTAGCACATAACGGATGTAAAATCGTCTGCTTATGTGATCGCTGTAATAGTTCATTTAACCTATTTGCCCGCTTTGCGGCGCTAACCAACATCAAGTCCTCCGCTTTGAACTCCAACTCCATCGGTTGAACATGTTTTGGTGGCATACCAATGTTCCAGGTGGAAACCATGTGTAATGGGTTGCCACACCAGGGATTACCGCAGACCCGTGTTACGACCATCGCCCCCACATCCCCCCACGCACACTGGTATATCACCTTATGGGGCGTGACGTTTTCTGATTTCCGATTGCTGTAGTACGCACGGTAAGACGGAAAACAAATACGTCTTGGTGATGCTTTACCAGGGAGTTTTATCTTCCAGCACTCGTTTGAAGCGCCGACATCAATCGCTGCCCAGAGCCGGTGGTATTTGATTTTGTAGTCTACATTGAGAAAATTGAGATTAAATCCGCAGAGATTGGACTTGATCTTGATGACGCAGTGGTAGCACCAATGCATTTGCATGTCTCGGATGGTATGTCCATGCGGGCATTGGTATCCCTTGTAATACCCATGAGACTTAAGTTGAGACTCATCAAGGGAATCGATGTCTTGGACGTGCCGAAAGTCAGCCAGCTCCAAAGCCTGGGCCACATTTGCCATTAGTCCCAGCTCCAGGAGGGTTTCCGCTTGTACGGACGTGGTCGATAGGCCTGAACCAACTCTTCTCTGTTGTCTTTTTCTCGGTTTAGGGGGCCGTGCTTAACGCAGAAACCATCTGGGCATTGGCCTGTTCGCATGTAATAGACAATTCTGTGGGCCAAGAAGACCTCGTTGTCGATTGAGATCTCGTAAAAACCGCTGACTTTGTTTCGTCGGGTGACAAATTTCCCAGTTTCGACCCTTTTTAGGGCGCTTGGGTGCTCATCCGTCAGTTCCAGGATTTCTTCCAGCCTCCAGAGCGGTGGCATCTCCAGGTAGTTGTGCGGCACAACACAGAATAGGAATGAATTTGCTTAGATCTTAGTCTAAGTTACGCCGTTCGGATAGTGTAAACGTCTATTCTGTGTTTCTAAGTCTCATGAGAAGCAGAACAAACACTTACACTATCGGAGCGGCGTAACCTGGCCCTTATCTAAGGAAAAATACGCCTATTCTGTGTCGCTATCACGCCTCATCTTCCCACCTTGGTCTCAACATGAGACTAATAGGCCATAAAAAACCCGCCTTGCGCTAGAGGCGGGTAGGTCTTCGTCGGTTCCCGGAGTTAGCTTACGCCAGCCAGCTCCTTTTTCTTGGACCGTTTTTGTTTCTTCTTACTTTTTGGAGCAGGAGTTTCCTCTTCCAACCCGTGATCCACTTCTTTCAGCACGTCTTCAAAGATTCCGCCGAACTGAGACGCAACCGTGTCCCATGAGAATTGTTCATCCGTGGCACGGACGTAGCACAACTCAGCGACAGCATCCAGTTTTTCCCGATCTTCGTAGAGTTCGGTCATCAATTCCGCCAGGTGATCGGCAGAAGGACAGGGCATCTCCCGTGCGTAGTTAGTGTCCACATCAACGTGGTCACAACGGATCAATTTGCCGTAGCCCTCAAAGATTTCTTTGCAGGAGGTGTGATCCGGCACGATTTGGGCGACACGACAGGCGGCGTGCTCGAAGTTGACGAGACCCCAGCCCTCACCCTTGCAGGTATTAACGCCAATATCGACGGCGTTATAGATCAGGTTGAGTGCGTCCACCTGGACATTGGGCGGATGTGCATCATTACTACTGAGGATGATGCGGTTGTTGGGATCGAGGCCAACCTTGTTCATCTCCCGTGCGAAGACCGCCATGATGTCCCAACCCTGGTCCTTTTGCCCCATGTGTAGGTAGAGCTGGGCATCGGGTTTGTCGACAGCAAACTTGGCGAAGGCTTCGATCGTGATGTCGATGCGCTTACGGAATTGGTTGCGGTTGCCGTTGAAAACAATGAAGGCATCCAGGGGCAAACCAAGACGCTTCCGTGCTTCTTGCTTATCGACGGGGAAGAATTGACCGTGGGTAACGCCGTGGGGGATGACAGCGATGGGCTTATTGATGCCACCTTTCACGAATTCGTACGCACCAAATTCGGTGTAGGAGATGATCCCATCCCATTCGTTGGCGGTATCGGACAGGCAACCAAGCCAGTTGTACGAATCCATGGGTGCATAACCCACGAATTTAAACTTGCCAGCCTTGTGCAAGTCTTGGATCTGCTGGTACTGAGCGTTGATGATCCACATGTCGTTGATGGTGAACACCACGTCAGGTTGTTCTTTCTCAACGATCTCCCGAATCCGTTGCTCACCAAAGGGTGCGGTTTGATAACGGTTGGACGAGGGGTACATCCGATATTTCTCTTGCAGCGGATGTGGGTCACCCCACCAGTTATTGCCGAGCACAATGATTTCGAAGCCGTCAACCAGCCTTTCGAGCACATTCTCAGTGACACGTGCGAAGCCAGTCATGGCGACG